CGCTTCTACTTCAATACACACGACTCTACTGGCGCATCCGTTACCCTAGCCGACAGCCCTGCGATCACTGTCTATAAGGACGATGGCACAGACCAGAGCGACACTGGAGTTACGCTGACTGTTGACTTTGATTTAGGCACTGCTTCACCTGGTCTAGTTGGTTTGCACCTGGTTGAAATTGACACTTCCGCCGATGGTACTTTCTACAGTGCTGGGTCAGACTTCAGTGTCGTATTAACCTCTGGAACTGTAGACGGCATTTCTGTAGTGCCCAGGGCATTACGGTCATTCTCTATCAATAATCGCTCTCCTCTTCGTCCTACAGTCGCCGATAGGGCTCTTGACGTAACCGCTACCGGTGAAGCCGGTATTGACTTCGCTAACATTGGCAGCCCAACCACTATGGTAAATCTCAGTGGAACCACAATTGCCACGACGCAGAAAGTGGATGTAGAGACGATCAAAACGCAGGCTGTCGTATGCGGGGCTGGCGTTACGATCGGGGCCTACGTGGGCAACGCGACGGCAGCTATCGCCGTCAACGGTAGTGGCTATGTTACATATGCCAACGCAGCACCGCCGAGCGCTGCGGACGTAGTGACTGCTCTGGGGACAGGCAGCACGTTGACTGCCTGCCTCACGGCCACAGGGTTCAGCACGCACTCAGCGGCCGATGTTGCTGCTTTGGTACTTGCCACACCCGCCAACAAGTTGGCCACTGATACCAGCGGCTACGTCACGTTTGCCAACGCATCAATTGCAACTGTCACCGACCTTACCAACCTGCCCGCAATAACCACTGACTGGCTGACCGCCGACGGGGTTAAGGCCGACGCGGTAACCAAGATCCAAACTGGATTGAGCACTTACGACGGTAGTGATACGTCTGGGACTACTACCCTACTGAGCCGAGTCGTGGGAACAATCGCCACCGGAACACACTACCCACAGTCTGGTGATACTTATGCGTTCAATAAGTCCATCACACTTGTCGGGGTTGTTAATGCTGTCACAAACAACGGGCAGTTCTCACTGACCAGCACTGACCTATCCACAAACGACAGCGACTATGTTGGAATGTGGCTGGTATTCACAGCAGGAAATAACAAGGGCATTCTGCGTAGAATCGGAGCTTACACTGGCTCTACCAAGACAGTTCAATTCACTGGATCTGGTCTACTAGGGGCATTTCCTCAGACTGTTCAAGCTGATGACTCCTGGCAAATACTTGCAGGGAGCCCTTGATAGGGATTGGTCCGTGACTACAGCAAACCTACCAGCCATTGCTGATACTTGGCTAGATTGGTTCGAGCCATCGACTAACTATGGTGGCAATACGCAACTGTATTTGGCTTCCTATACCACACAGATGATACTGGTTAGATTCGATTTGTCTTCTATACCTGATGAAAAGCTGATTAACTCATTAAAACTCAATCTTCATGTACATACTGGAAGCAATGAGACGCGGGAGATTTATGCCTACAAGATGGCAGAAGAATGGGTTGAATTAGAAGCTACGTTTGATGAAAAATCGTCTGGAGTAAGCTGGGAAAACATATATACCATTCCCAAAATCGGTACAGTAACCTCTTCAGTAGCATCAGGAACATGGATACAGATTCCAATCGATGTTGCTACGACTACTGACCTCAAGAGTTTTCATACATTCCAAATTCGTTCTCAGATTAAGGACGTCTTATATATCACCATAGACTCCAGAGAAGCGGATTCATATACACCTAGCCTAGACATTGATTACTCGGATGTGGCGACTGATGACTACACCAAGAACGTAAGGTGGTTTTACTTCGCCTCTGGTACTCCCCGCTCCACCACTCCGATATTCAGAAGAACAATAAGTCGTCGCACAGGATCAAGAGGGGTGCTATGCCACTTGAACTGACACAAGGTCAAACAGCTGAACCCCTAGTGTTCCTTATGGTGGATTCTTCAGACCACATAACTGGGAAAACAGGGCTGTCGCCAACTGTTACCTTGAGTAAAAATGGAGCCTCTTTTGCATCGCCTGCTGGCGAGGTGACGGAGATCGGCAGTGGGTGGTATAAAGTGGCTGGTAATGCTACTGATAGCGAAACTCTTGGTTCTCTGATTCTGCATGCTGAAGCTACGGGAGCCGATCCTGTAGACCTTTTGTATCAGATTGTGAAGCAAAATCGGCGAACAGCCTCGATGGATCTAGTCTTAGCAAAAACCACCAACCTCACAGACCTCAATGATATTGCTGCTGCCGATGTCGTGACAGCAATGGAGACCAACGGATCGAAGCTGGATCACCTGTGGGAAACAACAGAGGACGATGGCGGAGTGCGACGATTTACTCAGAATGCCCTAGAGCAAGGGCCTTCTAGCGATGCAACGGCAGCTAACCAAACAACAATTATCACTCATCTAACCGACATTAAGGGTACTGGATTTGTTAAGGATACTCACTCACTTCCCCAATGTTTGACTGCCACTGGATTCAGCACTCATAGTGCCTCAGATGTAGCTACTGCCATCCTAGTTACCCCAGCCAACAAGCTAGCTACTGATGTTAGTGGTTACGTCACGTATGCAAACGATGCACCTCCGGCTGTTGGAGATATTGCTACAGCAGTATGGCAAGACGCGACTGCTGGTGACTTCACAGTAGACAATTCCATTGGCAAATCGGTGTACACTTCTGGTAATGCCCCAGGTGCAGCGAGCGGCTTACTGATTGCTGGAACCAATGCCTCAACTACATTCGATTCTCTGTGGATCACTTCAGATAGTGGTGATGCTCTAACGATCAGCGCTACTGGAACTGGCACTGGGTTTGTTGATGTGAGGTTGGGTGGGTCAGGCACGATGGTAGGAACCATTTCTGGAATTACCGGCACAATCGAAACTCTCGATGCTCTATTGGCAAACCTAGCTATTATGAATGACACTGGAGCAGTGGTTGCTGATGTATCCAACACAACCTCTACTTTCAAAACTGACTTAGCTGGTGATGATTCTGCCATGTATGTCGGTCGAATGCTGGTGTTGACTTCTGGGCTTGGCGCTAAGCAACCCCGTCGTATCACAGGTTTTGATACAGGTACGAAGTTTGTGACTCTGGCTTCTGCTTTGTCTGATGCCCCTTCTGGTAGTGACGCATTTACGATCCTAGGCTTTATCGAGGTTTAACATGAGTGCTTCTAACTCCTTAGAAAACAGCATTCTTCTACTTCTGTTCAACAACACTGCCTTCGCCAATATTGGTGACGCCAGTGGTTTGCAGCCATCAGCTACGGCTGGCAGTTTCTATGTGTCCTTGCATACGGCAGATCCCGGGGAAGCTGGCAACCAAACTTCTAGCGAGTGCGACTATGCAAACTATGCTAGGGTTGCTGTAGCCCGCACTAGCGGAGGCTGGACGGTCTCTACCAACTCGGTTACGAATACGGCTACTATTTCTTTCCCAAAAGCCGCTGTAGGGGCCACCCCAGACGTTGCTACTCATTTTGGTGTCGGTACGGCTGATTCTGGTGCTGGAGTGTTGCTATTCAGTGGGGAATTGACGGATTCGTTAACGATCAGCCAGAATATTACCCCACAGATTCCTGCCAGCAACCTAACGATCACTAACGACTGATAGGGACTATCGTGTTGTATTGGGATTGGTTCTACTATAGCCACGTTCTCAGCCAAACTTCTGACCTATCTGGCTCAGTGTCCTGGAGTTGGTCTACAGTCGTTGGCATGGAAGGTGATGCTGAAACCACCTACAGTGCGACGTGGAGCTATGACCAATCCGGTGTGGCAGAAGGCTACGGAGATGGGGCTTCTGTAGAGCCTTGGACTTGGACAGTCACCGTCTCTATCAATGGTTACGGGGAATCTTCTGCTTCCGCTACTTATGTATGGTCAACTGAGGTTAATGCAGAGGGCTCAGGCACTTGCAACGCGAGTGAGACCTTCACCTGGTCTTGCAATACGGCAGTAGATGGGTCAGCCCAAACTAATGCCACGGAGGACTGGGCTTGGTCTCACATCGTTAGTAGCCAAGGCGAAGGGACAGTTGTTTCTTCTATCGATCAGGTATGGTCTACTGAAGTAAGTATTGATGGATTTGGTGATGTCCAATCCTCAACTAGCCTGACTTGGGTAACTGAGTCTACATCGGAAGGGGAGGCTTCTGCTCAAGGGCTATCAGACTGGACTTATGCAAACTCTTCTTCTGTGGAAGCTGTAGGAGAAACCCAAGGCGCTGAGTCTTGGAGCTGGCAGCTAACTTCGCCCGTAGAGGGTTATTCCACAGACGGAGCTAGTGCAGCCTGGTCTTGGTCTGCTTCAGGTACGGTTTACGTATCTGGGGCTTTACTTAATGGTGCATCGGCTTGGGGTTGGTCGGCTTCTTCTGTTGCTGAAGGTGCAGGAGATCAATCTTCTGCTATTACGTGGAGTTGGTCAGATGCTTCTTATGCTAACGGAGTTGGTGAAGCTTCTGCCACACAAGCTTGGACGTGGGAACTAGTAGGCTCGGGGCTTGCCTTACTATTACTAGCAGGAACTACTGAGTGGAATTGGTTGCCAACCGGTTCAACCGACGGAATCGGTGCAGTATCAGGATTTACAGGCTATGTTTGGCAGCACAGTACTTCACTCGAAGGGAGAGCAACTACAGAAGCCAATACAACGTGGACTTGGGTTTGCTCAACCCTGTCTCAGAATGTATTGGTGTGGTTGGTTACCGCAGAAACATGCTCTACTCCTGCTCTAACTAATGAGTCCACCTCAACTCCAACCTTGGCTTCTGAAAGTCTACTGATAAGCAACTTGAGTGCTGAGTCGATAATCGAGGGTCTAGTGGAAGACGACAGTTTGGTGGAAGCTGATCTGCAACAAGAATCGTTGCTTACTGGAGGTTAATATGGCTTTGACAGCAGATCAACGTAGAGTGAAGGAGCAGTGCACGGCAGTCTATATTGCCACAATCAAAGATGAGAATGGGACAGCCCTTACCTCTGGTGATTTATCTACTCTGACTCTGACTCTCTATGATAAAGACACTGAGGCCATTATCAATAGCAGAGACAGCCAAGACGTTCTCAATAAGAACGGCGTGACTGTAGGCGCAGCCGGGGCCCTTACTTGGGTGATGACACCAGACGACAACGTCATCGTAACTACCACGTCCTATGCTCCTGGGCAATGGGAATCTCATATTGCTCTGTTTGAGTGGACCTGGAGTAGCAGTACTAAAGCTGGCAAGTATCAGGTGCAAATTGATGTTGAGCAAATGGCGAAAGTGACTTGATCCATGGCTTCAATCAACAACTTGAGATCATTAGAAGCAAAGATCAAAGCGTTAGCTGACCGCTATGGCAGTAAGAATCCTGTGGTAGTTGTTGGATTCACTCAGAGCTATGCAGTCCACGTCCACGAGAATACCCAAGCCCATCATCAAGTTGGACAAGCCAAGTTTTTAGAACAGCCGGCCCGCCAGTTACAGAAGCAATTAGGAACCATTGTAGAGCAAGTGACTTCCAAGTCAAAAGACCTAGAGAAGGGGTTGTTGACAGCAGGTATGCGATTGCAGCGAGAGGCACAGCTACTGACTCCGGTGGATACCAGCGCTTTGAAGGCTAGTGCTTTCACCGATTTGGAAGAGAACCTGGAGGCAGCATCTAGCAAAGCCTATCGTTACTCCGAAGCAATTAAGGCTGGTAAGCAAGCCTATCGGATGCGTAAGCATCAGGAGATGATTGCGGCAGTTAAGGCCAAGGCATGGAAGGCTGCAAAGCGCAAGCGAGGTAAGGCATGAGCGGCAGTCTAACTCACACCCCCGCGAACGTACTGCAATACCTGATGGTCGATTTAGGATTAGGTACGCTACCTACCAGTAGCGGCAATTGGCCAATTTACAATGCCAATGAACCAGACACCCCTGATAACTGTATCACCCTAAGAGACGTGGCAGGAGTCACTCACGGTAGAGAACAAATTACAGGGGTTATTCAAGAGCATGAAGGAATCCAAATAAGGATTAGGTCGACAGACCATGCAACAGGTTGGACTAAAGCCAATGCCATCAAAGTTGCTTTGGATAGTAGCATTGCAATGAACAGTGTGTCAATCACAACCTCTACCTATATGGTTCATGCTGTGACGAGGAAGAGCGGGCCATTTGATATCGGTACAGAGAGCCCTAGCAGTAAGCGTAGGTTATTTACGATTAACGCCGTAGTTAGTCTGCGGCAAGTTAGCTAGCCATAGGAGACCATTATGACAGTGCCAGCTACCACAGCTAGAACCACTCCTAGCGGAATTAAGTTGGATGACGGCTTTTCTACCAAGATTGCCCCCGCGGCAGACCCGGATGTTTCCTTCTGGGAGAAGACCGTGCAGCCACCGGGGGATGATGGTGGTGATCCAATTCCTACCACGACGATGCACAATACACTGTATCGTACTAAGGCTGCAAGGCAGCTAATTGATAGTACAGATTGCGTTATTGTTGGGGCTTATGACCCAGCCGTAAAGACGCAGATCAAGTCTCTCATCAACGTAGAAACTAGTTGGACCATCGCCTATCCCGATGGTTCAACGGAAGACTTCTACGGGTATTTGAGGACGGCCGAGTATGCCGCACTGGCCGAAGGTGAACAGCCAGAAGGGACGTTCACCATCACAGTAACCAACTGGGATCCAACTGCTAATGTCGAGCAAGGATCTGTGATTACTGAAGTTGCTGGAACCTGACCCTAATCCAGCGACCTTAAGCAGCCCACAACACATATCTCAATTACTGTTACGTTACTTATTAGGAGCGAGCTGATGTCTGAAGAATTGAATTTTGATGACCTGACTACCATTGTCATTCCGGTCAAGTATCAGGGCAAGTCCTACACACTTAGGGAAGCCGATGAGGCTGCCGCTTGTCAGTATGAGGGGGCTAAGTCTGAATGCTTGAAGCTGGCCAATGGTGAATTCTCCGGTGTTGATCACAAGAGCATGGCCGCCACTGAACCTCTGTTGGTGTCTCTATGCTTGTTCGATGAGGCAAGCAATAACGTCCCGGTGGAGGTGGTGCGCAGTTGGCCTAGCCGTATGGTGAAGAAGCTGTTTGAGAAGGCTAAGGAAATCAGTGAGATTGATGTACAAGACGAAGAGACTGTCGTCAAGCAAGTTGAATTGCTGACCAAACAACTCAACAAGATGCGTAAGGGGAACCCCTCAAAAAACGCGCTAAGCAATACCACAACCAACTCCGCCTCGCCAGCCACCTGAAAGTCAAGGGTCCCTTGCTCAAGTATCTTAAGACTATCTCCCACAGAGAATTCCTCACGTGGATCGAGTGGTTAGAAGAGGAATACAATGAGCCTAGTCGGTCGGATTACTACTTGATGCAAATCGCCAAACGTGTGCATCAAGGTTGGGCGAAGAATGCTCGTAGCATTGACCTAAAGACTGAGAAGCTAAGGTTCAAGCCAGCTAACCAGAAGCCTACTGCGGACAGCCGAAGGGCAGCCACGGCTATTTCCAAAGCCGTATGGGCAATGCGGTTGAGCGCTGCTAGGGAAGCCATGCGAAAGCAAAAAGAAGCAGAAGCCAGGAGAAGTAAGCGTGGCAAGTGAAACTGAAATTGAACGCCTAGTAGTCCGCCTGGTTGGTGACGTTTCCAAATACCAGAAGATGGTAGAGGAGGTGTCATCTTCTACTAGAGAATTCACTAAACTCGAACAGCGAATCAACCACTTAGAGGATTCTCTGAAGCGGAGTAATGATGGTGTTGGCAATCTTAACAGTTCTCTTGCCCGAAGTGCTCAGGCTTCAGACATGGCTGGCATCAAGCTTACTGCCTTAGGATACAGTCTAAGTCAGATTGGCTCAACAATTAGGGGTTTAGGTGGCGGCCTTGGTACGGAGATGCTGAGGGCAGCTAAGGACTTTGAAAAGACCAGCATTTCAATGCGAGCTTTGGTTGGTAATGCAGAGGATGCCGACAGGCTGCTAAGAAACCTGACTGACTTTGCTGCGAAAACGCCCTTTGAGATGCCCACCCTGCTCGGTGCCACGAAGATGCTGATGCAGTATGGCACTAAGGCAGATGAAATCCTGCCAATCCTAAAGAGCATCGGCGATGTTACCGGCGGGGTGGACGCTCAGAAGGTTATGCAGATGTCCTACGCCTTTGGTCAGATGTCATCGTCTGGCCGATTGATGGGGCAGGACCTACTACAAATGATCAATGCGGGATTCAATCCTCTAAGCGAAATCGCTAAGAAGACAGGTAAGTCCGTAGCCACATTGAAGAAGGAGATGGAGTCTGGACGTATTACTGTTACGATGGTAAAAGAAGCATTTGCTAGCGCTAGCGGTAAACTCGATTTGATGAACAAGCAGTCCAAGTCTCTAGAGGGATTACAGTCAACTCTCAATGATAACATTGGTATCTTCAAGCGCAAACTTGGTGATGAGTTGGTGCCGGCAGCCAAGGCTTTTGTCGATTGGCAAGGGAGAATGACTGAAGGCTTTGACAACCTCAGCAAGTCTAGCAAAACAGCGATTGCCTATTCTGCTGGGGCAGTCGAAGTGTTTGGCATTGGAATGGAGAAGCTGTCTAGCGTAGCGATGACCCTCGCTGCAATAAAGCTCTCTGGCATGGGTACTGCCCTCTTAAGCATAGCTCCAGCCACTATTGCTGCCAGTAAGGCCACAGCAACGTGGCTAAACACCCTCCATAGCGTTGCAGGCACAACCCAGCTAATGACAGGCAGTGCTATTGCCTACGCAGTAGCCTGGCGGGTAGGGGTTTATGGGGCCATTACGGCCGTTACCTTATCTATCCTAGACGCGGCTTCTGCCCAGGACAAATTGAATGCCGCCTTTGCAGAGGGAGAATTGCTGTCCAGCAAGTTTAGGAAGTTTGAATCTCAACGTCATGAATTCTACATGCAGATGCCAGCTGGAGCAACTGAAATCCAGAAGAGGGAAGTCTACCAGAGAGAATCTGAGAGACTAGGTGGTAAAATAAAGGGCAGCCAAAAATCAGTCGGAGCCAAAGAATCCCGCTTGGCTAGGATGGAAGGGTCATTCGAGGAGGTTTGGTTTTGGAATGAAAAGAACATCAACCAGCTTAAGAATGAAATCAAGAATGACAGGGCAGAGTTAGAGCACCTGCAAGGCATGGCTGCGGAAGTGTCCAAGCTGCTGAATCCTACTCCAGAAGCTACGGCTGCTGGCGCTGAGATGATTAAACAGCTGGATTTACGGGAGGCTTCTCTTCGTAAGACAACCACTGAAACAAAAATGCTTGAGGCAGCTAACAAGGGTCTGTCAAAAGCTGAGATGGATATTGTTAGGAATAGAGAACCTCAGGTCTTGGCAGCTGAAATGATTGCCAAGTTAGAGGAAGAAGCAGAGCAGTATGGCCTGACTGAAAAAGAACTGGAGAAGTACAAACTGAGCTTGGCTGGATTGCCACCAGCTCTACGTCAAGCTGTAGATGCACATATCGACCTGAAGTACGCAGCCAAGGAATCAGGAAAGATTATTGCTGATATTGAATCCACCATCAAATCTCTTACTGAGGAGATTGGGGTCCTGCGGGCTGGATCGAAAGAACAGTATTTGTTGAATCGCGGCTTGGAAGAGCATGCCTCGGCTTCCAGTTTAGATCTACTGACCAGAAAAAGGCTGGAGAAGCAAATAGTTGAATCTGAAGCAAACGTACGTAAGGCAATTGAAACTCTTAACGAAGAGGCTGAATCCCTACGCGCCGGTGGTAAAGCCCAGGCTGAGTTGAATTATGCTATGGAGAACGGGACTGACGCCACTTTAGGATTTGCCTTAGCACAAGCAGAAGCCAATAAAAAATCAGCTGAACTAGAAAGTAGTACACAAAAGGCTACCGAAGCCTTCAAAGAAGAGGCTCGGACGGAAAGCTACTTCATGAAGGATCGGGCAGCAGCCGTCGAACGATTGACTATTGCTGAAAGAGAATTAGCCAGAGTAAGAAGCCAAGCCAACCAGAGCAAAGTAGAGGCTGCTAGGAAAGCCCTGGAAAACTTAGATAAAGCCAACGTCAAGAACTACAACCTAGCTAAGCAAGCAGAAAAAGCCAACCTCCCGGGGGCCAAGGAATTTGCCGCACAAGCTAAGATGAATGAAATGCGTGATAGAGAGCAGAAAGGACGAGAAGAGGCTTTGCGTTTGGCTGAGAAACTGCTCACCCCAGAGCAGAGATTTGCCAAAGCCCAAGAATTTGCTCGTGAGATGCTTGAGAAGAACATCTACACCTACGAGCAATACAAGAAGGCCATTGAAGAGGCCCGTGCTGAGAAAGCCAAGTTTGACGCTAGCGGAATCAAGCCCTCTCTGATGGGTAGTGCTGAGTCGATGTGGCGTTTGGCTGAGTACCAAACTGGCATAAGCCAAACCGCCTCCCGTGCCACTAAGGCTTCGGATAACTTCTTAATGATGTCGCCAGAAGAGTTAGCTAACCCCAAGAACCAGCAACGGTTGCGGGCTCTTCAGGCTAGACTCACTCCACAAGCCTCTAGAGCAGCCTGGCAACAGAACCAGCTGATTGAAGGGATTCGAGTCAATAACCAAGGTCGGGACGCTGAGGCAAGACAAGCCCGAGAATTCTTCGGGTCTGATATTGTCTCTAACGAATCCACTGACATTCTCAAGGAGATTAGGGACTTGAACCAGAAGCAACTGAGTAAAGACCTTCTGGAAGGTATACAAATAACAAACGCTAGCAATGGGGGAGGCCTATAGTATGGCAGCCTCAGTACACGGCGGACCTAGGACTTGGAGCGGTGGCAGAGATGAAGAAGGCTACCGAGAATTCAAGGTCCAGCACCTAGTCAAAACCACTGATACTAATGACGGCCCCATGGCAGTAATGAGTGCTGCCGGGTTACCTGAAATAGGTTCTACATGGCAGTTTGGCAACGACAATGATCCTTGGGCTTTCTGTTACCCTTGGATTAGCATTGAACCTCATGAAGCTAAAGATGGAGAGAAGCACAAGTGGTGGATTGTTGATCAGAAGTTCTCTACAAAGCCACTACATCGTTGTCAAGACACTCCCATTGAAGATCCCCTACTAGAGCCCCAGAAGATAAGTGGTTCATTCGTTAAGTACTCCAGAGAAGCCTGGATTGATCGTAACGGTAACCTACTGAAGAACACAGCACATGAGCCCTTCCGTGGACCAGAGGTGGAGTTTGATTGCAATCGGCCTACTGTCAAAATAGAGCAGAACGTAGCTAGCCTAGGGCTAGAAACATTCTCGATGATGATTGACACCCTCAACGATGATACCCTATGGGGCTTGGCTAAGCGTTGTATCAAGCTGTCAAACGTGTCTTGGCAGCGACAGGTCTGGGGGTCTTGCGATTACTACTACACCAGAACCTTTGACTTTGATATTCGCTATGGCACCTTCGATGTGACCATTCCTGACGAAGGAACAAAGGTACTGAACGGTCGATGGGTGAAAGACACTACCAATTCTAACGTGTCAAAGTATGAAGTGTTGGCTCTCAAAGGCGGCGGAGTGCCCAGCTACCTTAACCCTCAACATTTCATCCAATATGTGGACATGCAAGGGAATTTAGGCCGAGTATTTTTGAATGGTAAGGGGCTACCGGCCAACACAACGGCAGCAAGCTACACGGCTTCTGCAACTGTACCAACTACAGGGACAGTAGCTTCAGGCAACATCTACCTACACAAGTTTGAGTTCTATGGCGAGAGCAACTTCCTGACTCTCGGCATTCCAACGCAATTATAGTGAGTGACTAACATGGCCAACGAAGCCACTATCCGCTCCAGCTTGCAGATCCGTAAGGGTGAGATTGATTATCAAAGCCGGCCTACCTCTCACCACGAGGATGTGACAGGCACTAACGGCCCTTGCCCTGGTGCTGTTACGGCGACGGTAGCTGGAGTAAACGTGGACTTTAGTCCACTGGTTACTCCAGGATTGGTGACCATTCACAACTTAGACTCTACCAACTTTGTCGAATATGGGGCTTGGGACCCTGTCACCAGTACCTTCTTTCCTATTGGCGAAGTGCCAGCCGGTGCCGCCTACAGCTTCCGGCTGTCTCGTAACCTGGGGGAGTCCTATGGCACTGGGACAAGTACGACAGGGACTGGACATGCTTTGCGAGTCAAGGCCGATACGGCCAGCGTTAACGTCGTAATCGAAGCGTTTGAGGCATAACGATCTACAGTCTTTAACTGGTAGGAGCGACCAGTGGAGCCACAAGAAAATACCGAATTCAATGAAGAGAATCCAACCAAGTCTGAGGCAACCCGAGAATCTCCACCTTCAATGGGACCGGTTGCTGACCCAGACGATTCTCAAGTCCAGCGGTTAATCAACCCGCCTATCCCTATTATCAACCCTAAGGACCGCCTGACGGTTGTTCAAAGCTTCTATCACAGCGTAGTAGGTGAGGAAGCTACACGCGCTGATGGTGGGTTCTCCAGGTTTCTGAAGACGAGTGAGCAGTGCTATACGCGATGGCTCAAGGTTGCAGAAGAATGGATTCCTCTGGATACGGGGTGGGTCACCGAAGTGGGGTTGGTTGTCATTAAGAATGTGAACACTAAGTTCACGCAGCGACAACCTACTGAAGAGCAGAAAGCTGAAGCAGCGAAGAAGGTCTTGGAAGT